GTGATCGCGACAGGATTCGAACCTGTGACCGTCTGCTTAGAAGGCAGGTTTAAAACTCTGCAATAACAAGGCTTAATAACAATAATTTAAAGTGACCGTAAATATATCGTAAACTAATTCAAATGTTAAAGTTTAAAAAACCCTTTGCATAACCGAATAGTTATGTTATATTTGAACCATAGAACAATGTATAATTTAAATTTTTTAAACATTATGAATTACCAATTATTAGTATTCGACGTAAAATTTGTTTCAGAAGGCGGTCATGACATCGCTAAGTTCAAGTTAACAATTCCAGAATTCCCAAAGGAGGGGTGGATTATTAAAATTAATGAATCGAGGTTTGAGGTTCATTCGATTGAACAGATAGACTATAGCAATGAAACGGCTGTAATTTTTCTGAAGTAAATCAAAAAGCCCCTCTACTGGAGGGGCTAATTAGAACAATAGTAATAATAATGTTTCAAACATTATGAACTTCAAAAATAACAATTATTATGGATATCCCTACAGAAATCAAGAAGATAGCTGATACTTTTGGCATGGGAAACCGAAAGTTGGCCGAAATTACCAATACAAGTTATGGTGTTGTCAAACTTAATAACTCCCCAAAAGCTACCAGAAACAACTGGACTAAACAAGATTTGGAAAAGCTGATTAACTACATCAAAGAAGAAGCTAAAAAATTAAACTGTTAAAGTTTAGATTTACCATTGCATAACTAAATAGTTATGTTATATTTGAACCGTAGAACAATAAGTAATAACATTTAAAACAAACATTATGAAAGCTTCAATCAACAAATCACTTTTAATGAAAACTGCTCACTTAATAGCTTCAACTCTTGAAGGTAATTATTCTGCCAGATTAAAAGAAGCTTTGAAAATGGCTTGGAAAGGTGCTAGAAAAGCTGCTACTATATTAGTAGATATGGCGAAATGGAGTGCCAAAGAAGTTTTCAATGCAATTTGTGCTAAAAATTATGGTGGTAAATTTAATAATAGAATTGAATGGACAGAAAATGCAGAACATATTTTAAATGTTGTTGCTGAAAATTCATTAGGGTTTCAAGCAGATATCGCAGATAGAGCTTTAGAAGGAAATAATATTTCAGATAAACAAGCCTGGTGTGTTGCTTTCGAATTTTTAAAAGTTGCTCAATAAAATTAAAAAAATAAAATATCATGAAAACTAATAAATTCACAAACGAAGAAGCTTCTAAAATTTTTAGAGGAAAAGTTGTAATAAGTAATTCAGATGGTACAATATGGACAGCAGAAAAAATGGAAACTGTTTCTTCTCATGAAGATAAATTTAAAATATTAGATTGGCCTGTATTGGAATGCAAAAGAAGGGGTACAAGAGGATTTGGTTATAAAAAGGTAAATATCGTTAATCTTGAAAAAACAGAATACACAAGAGAACAATTTTCAAACAACTTTGGAAATGGAACTGGTTTTGATCCTTTAAACTTTCACACCAGAAATATTTATGAAATAAAAAAGCCCCAACAAAGTCAGGGCATATAGTTTTTCAACTTCGGCTTTTAAGCCTTACTATGATAACTTTATAGAAATCATAGCATACAACTTGTATAAGGCAAATATAATTAAAAAAACTAAACCCGGCATAACAACCGGGTTTTTCTTTGAGTTGTAAATGAATACTTGACAACTTAAAAAACGCTTCCAATCGTAAAACCTACACCCAGCGCACCCAATATCTTAAGAAGATCAATAAACCAGGTATTCTTTGGCTTTTCGTTTTGCTCGATCTCGTATAATTGTAATGCCTGATCCAAGGAATTTTGAAGCAAGCTAATACGCTGGTCTTTGATCTGGTTAGATTCGGTTAACTTTTGGTTAGCAGATTTGTACTTGGCGATGATTAAATCATTTGCTATATTCTCCTGCCTACGCCTGTCAAGTTCCCTAAGCTGGCTTTCTACATTTTGAAGAAAACTTAAACTAACTTTCGTCGAATCTTCTTGCGATAACATCGCGAAGGGAATCAGCATTATTAGCACGAAAAGGCTCATTTTCATAATCAGTATTTTTAAGTTGGTCTTTTTGTTCTTCCAGATCCTTCGCGGTCTGTACATCTTCGTTTGCAGATTGATCTAGCTTATCGCTTTTATTCTTCAGCTCCAGGTCTAGTTTTCTGTTTTGCTCGATTACGGCTTCTTTCTTTTCTTTTTCGCTCTCGATTAGATTGTCTAGTGAATTGATCTGCGAGTTTTGATCGATAATGAAAATGATCGAAGCGGCCAGTCCGATTCCTAAAATAATGATCCATGTTTGCTGCGATAGTTTCATTCTATTGGTTTTAAGTCGACTGTTTTACCTGCAAGTTCATGCGTACAGTCATTTAAGAATCTAATCTTACCATTTGTTACAAATGAATGGCAAACTTCGTTTTTAGCTCCTTTGATTCTACCGTCTGAACCTAGAATATAATTTCCGTTTTCATCTTCTTCCGGATTTCTTGGAACAGAAACCCATCTTGTTAATATCGACGGCGAAAAAGTCGGTTTTGATTCTGTACCGGTATACTTCCAATTTGGTCGCTTAGTACCGTTTATATTTAAACCGTGCATATTTCCGCATCCAGGACATTCAAAGAATGCTTGCAAACCTTCATCGCTTTTTTGTAATTCAATTACTGGTTTCATAGCCTTATATTTTTCAGAATGTAATAAACCCCACCGCCCGCTATTATCGTTGTGGCGATAGCTCCAATACGCTTCCCGTTGGTGTAGTCGTTAAATAGCATGTAAATAAAACCGCCAAAGGATATCAGGATCACCCCGGCAAGAAAAAATAAGATGAATTTAAAAACTGTTGTTTTCATGATTGATGTGTTAAGAGAGGGACATACGTGTACCTCTGTGTTAAATATTTGAATTATCCCAACGTGCCGCATAGTTTCTCACATCGTAATGCACGAAAGTGTTATACAGACCTAAGCCACCGTTTTTCATTTTTCCTTCAGCGATTAGCTTTTCAATTCGCGCCTGGATCTGCTTTGGCGTGAAACCTTTTGCAGTAATATCTCCTGCTTTTCCTTCTTTGTGTTGTGATTTTGGAGCACCACCAACGGCTTTGTTATGTGCTGGTGACCGATAACCGCTATTAATGTGAATGGGCACACCGAGATCGTCCCTTAGCGCTTGTAAGTTATTCGCAAGCTCTTGTAAGTTTGGTATTAATTCCTTTGGAGTTTCCGCACCATCTTTTGATGCGAATTCACTTAATTTGAAATTCTTTGTTAGTTGCATAATTATTCGATTTTGATTGATGAACTATATAACCTTATTTGCTTTGCTTTCTCGCAACTCCTGATTTTCTTTTCGAAGTTCAGCTATTTGCATCTTAAGCTTATTATTTTCCTGCATAAGTCCAGATACTTCAAGATGAAGTTTAGAGTTATCTTTTTGCAAAGCCATTAAACCTTTTCGTTGATCTCTATTTTCAGCCTTTAGATCCTTAACTTCTTCCCTAAGATTGTTAAAATCGTTTTGTATTTGTTTTGTAAGAGTGTCGTAAACCTCTTGCATATTTTTCAATGCAGTAGCTTCTTCAGTTTTCTCGTTACTCTTTTTTATTTTTCTACCGCCAAACCACGCAGCTAACCCTGTAATGATTGTCGTTAGAGTACCGATTACGGCCTGCCAGTTGTCTTTCCAGAATTCCATATTATATATATTTCCAAAACCGCCAAAACCTGCGGTTTTGTAAGTAAGTAAAATCATCTTCTTTGTCATAAGCTTCATGCTCAAAGCTTATTTTCTTATACGATTTTTCCCGATCTCGATACTTAATTAACCGTATTAAGAATTCGATTCCGTACCAGATATAAAATGCAACCGGAATCCCAAGTAAAAACCATAGAGATATAAACCAGGCAACGGTACCAAAAACCAATCCAGCCACCAGCGATATTTCTAGGAACTGGCGCACGTGTATTTTTTCATGATTAATTAGTTCTTTATCTTCAAGATCTTTCACGAACAAAAATCCAAATAGCATGATGCCAGCGAACCTGGTTAAGACTTTTTCGAAAAGCCATTTCCATTGAATGATCATGTGAAAATAAAATATAGAATCAGCACCCCAATTAATAGAACAAAAGGCTGAAATCTATTATACCACTTCATTTTAACCTGTTCTATGGATAATCCATACTCAAATATGAACTCCTCTGATAGCTCTTCCATTATTCGAAGTTGAGTATCGTTTATTGATTTCAAACCTTTCAAATAATTTAGCTTTGACCATCTATCCAGATCTTCCCAATTTGATTTTGGAGTGTGCCATTTCGAGATAAATAGAGCCACTAAGACTATAAAAGGAATGAAGAAAAGAAACTCGAAAAAAGAGTATTGAAACCCATAATTTACTGCATTAAATAAGCCTATTCCCGCTATTGCAATTGCAAGTAGAAAAGAAGCAAAAAGTAGATCGATAAAGATTACTGCATCCCCTATTTGCCTAAAAACTTTTCGATTGAAAATTTGATTGATGATGTTTTTCATGATGATATTTGATTGATGATTATAAATGCTTTTTTAAGTTTCTCAGGTCATATTTTGAACTATAAATATTTGAAGGGCTTGGATTTTCTGTATATATATAAGCCAAATCTCCATCAATTTTAACTCCATGATTTCTAGTGTAATTACCGTTATTAAGAATTTGAACTATTTCTGTTACCTGGAAATTATTATTCGACTTACACAATACCAATTGCTTTTGTACTCCGTTTGTGTTTTCAGAAGATTGAGCTTTCTCTAATGTTCCGATCCACCATTTTCTTCCTAAATAATCAAAGAAGTCGCCGTAACTTGGTTTTATCCAGTCCCCAACTTCAGGAACAAAACTACGGGCATCATATTCGTCCCCTCTCGTCCAAACTCTGCCATCCGTAGAAGTTGAGAAATACCAAGGTTGCGGCAAACCGCCTTTTGTTATATGGGTTCCCCTATAATTATAGGGTGCAATCCTTTTTGGTCTAAAATAACCTGTATGATTTTCACCGGATAAAATTCCTAATGGACGTCCACGATCAGTCCAGTTCATCGTATGAAGTTCGCTACCACCTTCAGAAGTAATCAAACGTGTTTGTTGTTTTCCATCGTTTCCTGGTTCATTACCCACTGTATGGTAGAATAGATGTAAAACTTCATTGTCGGGTAACTCTTCGGAAGGAATACGCAGGAGAACCGGAGTTTCTGATTGATAGCCAGAAGTTATTAATGCAATTTCTTGAAAATCTGACAAGTCTAATTCATTCCCTTTCCCCCAATATATACCACCCGAACCGACAGCATGATCGGTTGAATAGATAAAAAAATACTTTTTATTGCAAACAACCTCAGGATAATCTGAACTTTCATAAGCGTTGAAAAACAATATGCCATCCGTAATAACAGTATTAACCCCTAATTCAATTCTAAGTTGATAATCTTGAATATCTTTAGATATGCTGTTATAATTTAATAAAGCAATATGAAATGGATTCATTACGGTCTATCTATTAAGTTAGTTATTGTTCTATAAAAAGCTTGCGTTTCGCCTGCGCCTTGCGATGAACTGAATAATTGAACTATTGACATTGGAAAATCGGGTAACTTTTGCGATGTATAAACAATAGCAGAATCTAAAGCAAAAGACATTGAATTTCCTGAGATTATTAATTGGCATTTTGCAGCCGAATCAAACCCTGATTGGTTATTGATAATACTTGATCCATTTTCTAAAATTTGAAAAGTCCCATCAGGCTTTGAAACAAAAGCTAACTCCACATTTGCTAGATTTGTATTTGAGTCGTTAACTATTGTGAAATCATTTGCTGCTATTCCGAAAATTTGTACACCTGCGTTTTTTAGTGGTGAAAAGTCAATAATAACATCACCGTTTATTAATTTATCACTTATACCACCATTACGATTACCGACAAATCCATTAGCTAGATCGAATTGAATTGTCCCGTCACCTAAGTCAAACGCATTGACCAAACCAACCCATGTGAATGGAACATCAACTGGATCAGCTTGATTGGTTTCAATATTAACTGAAACACTATCTGTGTAATTACCTGAAACATCAATTGCTCTAACATATACTTCATAAATAGTTTCAGGGTCTAAACCATTAATCTGAGCTGAATTAGTAAATGATTCAATATTTAAAATTTGATCAATATATACCTCGTATTTTTCAATACCTAAATTGTCTGTTGATTCATCCCATGCAAGAATAAATGATGAAGCCGTTATACTACTTGCTGTTATATTAGTAGGTGCAGTCGGTGACTCATTATCTGGTATGCTAACAATCCTATTAATAATCCTTATATCATTTTCACGAACATACATAATCGTAATCTCGTTGAGTTCATTATTATTATCCGTAATAGGCTCACCTGAAAAATTCCAAAATTGAGGTATTGAATTAATTTTACCACCTTGAATTCTAACGGTTGCCGTACTTCCTAAACTTTTGTTATTAGAGATAGATATATCTAATGCATTTCCTGAATAATCATTGTAAAAATTGTTACCACCGGAAACATCTAATTTGCCATTGAAATCACCTTTATCATTATTAAAGTCTCCTCCGCTTTCGTTTTCCAAATACGATATCCTTAACTCATGGTTGTCGATGTTATCCTCGTTGTCTTCGATGCGTAGAAGTTGGTCTACGTCTGTTTGTTGGAGGTCGCTTAATGCCTGCTGTAAGCCCTGAATATTATTGATAGTGAAAGTAACCGTAGCCAAATCATTGCCTTCAGTATCTTTCAAACTTAAAGTCGAACCAGTTAAACCAATTGAATTCGCAAGATTCGCCACAAAAGCACTAACCGGAACCTCGCTTAAAACTTCACCTTGATCATTTCTAAGCTCTAACTTTTCGGTTGTCTCATTGTAGAAAAAGGTGGTGCCTTCATTGTTTAAAAAGGCAACCGAAATTGTTGAAAGTGTGTTTCCTTCAGTATCTTTTAAGTATAGCTCTTGTAAAGTTTGATTAGAAGCAATTTGTAAACCATCTACGAAGTTTTTTAAATCCTGAGAAGTTCCAGTATATCCGCCTTTATCGGTTTTGCTTTCGATTAAAGTTTTTGTGAAAATATCTACCGCCTGAGTTGTAGGATAATGCAAACTGCTAGGAGAGGAAAAGTTATTTACTTTATTAGACTTTTGCTCTGCATTGGTATTAATTTCCTGCAATGCATTATCTACAGCATCAAAATTGTCATTGATGTACTCCCCTGCGGTTCTTGCCGGTGTACCACTTTTATCGCCCGGTACGGTTCCTCGGAAAATTTTCTTTAAAATACTTCCTAAATATCCCATTATAATATCTCGTCAAATGTTCGTTCCATACTATCAAATGTTAAATCCAAACTATCAAAAGTGAATGGCACTTCCGGATCTGGATTGGGTTCTGTAACCTGATCTTTTAATATATCCTCATTGATACTTTTGTTATATCGATCACCATAGTGAATTACTTTATTATTACTCATCTGTCACATGTATTTTAACTGGTAAATTCCCTATTTGATTCGTTTTATTTATTTGAAAACCAGCATCCGTAAAAGTGATATACTGATCGGCTTCATATGGATCTGCTTCTGCCCTAGGTGTATACGCACTATAAAATTGAATTTGTACAATATCTGAACTCCGTACACTTATAACACCAGATTTTTGAACGGTGTTATTATCCTCTATAGGAACACCAATCACCCGGCCGTCTAATGTAAAAATTACACTTCCATTCTTTTTCAGAACAATCTCACCTGGTGCCTGATCTCTGCCAGATGCATTTAAATCGATAAAAGCTGTATAATTAAAAACAACTTGCTCGTTTTCTGGTATACCAGGATTCACATATGCGGTAAAAACTTTTTGAAGTCTTAAATTTTGGGAGTTATCAAATATCACAGAATCATAATACAAATTGAATTCTATGATTTTAAAAATACTCATGGTGTCACTAGCCGAATTTCCAAAACTATCAGTAGCTGTTAACTTAAACTTATTTTCACCTGTTGTAATATTGGTTATTTCCGGATGAATAATATCAGGGTTTACAATATCAGAATTAGAAAGACCTTCTATTTGCTCCCAAAGTATTTCTCTTATCTCACCATAGGCAGCCTGCACTATAGCTTCTGTGATCTGGGCGGTAGTTTCAGAACTTTTTATATATAAATCTGGGCCTGCATCAACTAAAGGCGGCGTTGTATTCAAAGAACCTTTAAAAAATGCTTCTTCTGCAATTATACTAGAAACAATGCCTGCATCTGGCATTCTATTTACATCTGTAGGCACCAGATAATAATTTTTATTTTTATAATAAAACCTTAGAATATCATTGAACTTTATAGGCACACCGGTAGAGCCTAACACTTTTATATGAGGCTTCGCGTACAGTTTCTCATATAACTCTGCAACCACCTGATTATAAGGTTTCGAATCGGTTTTATAAATACTTTCCGTCCATTTAAAATAATCTTCTCGATTATGTTCAGGTGTAGCAAACGGTTTTATAGAGACATAAAAACTATCACTAACATAAGGAGTGTTAGAAGGTGTCTCCACAACAAATTCTTCACCTTTGTTAAAATTATAATGAACCACAGGATTAGGAATAGTTAAGAAGTAATTTTTCCAGAATAATGAATCGCCATAAGCTTCTATTAACTTTGCCCCTTCTAAACTAACAGCACTATAACTTTTTTCATTTTGCCTAAAACCATAAAGAATAGGAATCTCTACTTCTGCAATCGTTTCATTTCCTATCTTCCGAAGATCATCCAGTGAAAAACATTTTGTTTTCATAGAATTATCCGTACTTACAGGAAGTTCTATCGGTAATTTTTTAGTGCTTTTTTCATTAATAGCAATGACCACCTTATCACTTTCTCTACCAGCAACTTCTTCAATAGTTATTTTCCGAACCTCTATTCCAGGATTTTCTATTGCTGAAAAATCGCCTACAGGCGCAAAAAACTTTAGATCCAGATAACCATCTTCAGGAACTATAAATTCCAAATTCAACTCACCTTTACCGCTCTGATCAAGATTAATTAAATCTCCGGTATTTTCTGAAGGCGCATTACTGTAAATTATCTGACTATCTATTAAAATCTGGTAAATTAAACAATTCTCAAATTTTCCATCATCAAAAGCATCCTCTATACTATAGGGATCTAACAACAAACTTTCAGGAAAATCACCTACAAATTGAAATTCAGCTGTGAATTTTACACCAGTTCCCTTAAAAACAAAAGGCTTCTCTCTTAAACGAATCCATTGATTTAGATTCAGTTCTTCCTGATTAGAAGCAGGCAATTTTAAATAGTAATTAGGTTTTCGCATTATAGGCTTATAGCCATTAGCAAATAACCATTTCTCTGGAATCACATTCGCATCGACTCCGTTTTGAACAATCCAATTAATATCTGTATACTGATAATGATCTTCTGAAAAACCTAATTGACCGATTTCTGAATACACCGAAACCTCCCCAAGTGCCGGAACCATACTTACCACTCCGTCACCATAGAAAAAAGTAAGATCCTTAATGTTTTTTTCAACCTCTTGATTCCCTTTGAAATTTCCGTTTATACTATATACTGCAAAATTTACGTTTTTAATCTGCCGCTTATTGATCCCTTCTACATACCAGCGTCCTTCACATTGAAACAACTGGCACTGCATTGATTTTACCAAGCCTTCTAAGAATTCAAAAGCAGACGGAAGCTCGTCTTCATCCTGCTCAAAATATGGACGGGTATCGTGCCATATCTTGTTCCAGTCTGGAACTACCGAGTTTTCAATGGCCGGTGAGAAATACACATCAAAATCAATATTAGTAAGCTTTAAACACGCGCAAATAATCTGTATTGGAGATTTAAAATCTTTGTAATAACTATCTGGTAATTTTTTACCTTTAAGCAACCCTAAACCGTCTACCGCTTGGAATTTCACATAAAACAAAGGATTTTCATAAGGCTCTTCGTAAGTCTCAGGTAATAAGAATCCACGATAAATAATTTCGTTTGTATCATTTAGATACTCCGTAACCCGCCACCGCTTTTCATCTTCGGTGAAATAGTCGATGTACTTAGCATCTGCCCCATCACTAACTTCTAAATCAAAAGCAAATTCGCACGGAACAATAGGTTTTGTTTTATCATCCCCGCCCAGCCAGCTATGACTAATAGCATCACGAGAAGCATAATGAACGATTAAAGGATCGCCCAGGTTTTGCATATCTTCTATTTCTACCCTGTAATCCATTAGCTACCTATCCTACCGTTATATTGCTTTTGCCTATCTAAAACAAATAATAAATCTCTACCTCTTACCATAGCAGTTAATCGACCACCTGCATTTCCAGCACCTACAGAATCAGAGATCATTCCTTTTAACTTATCTAATGGAGCAATCACCTCTGGATTACTTCTAGCTCCTGAATATTCCCCCATTAAACCAAGCGTTGGACCACTTACCAAACCACCATTTGCAAATTTTGGTATAGCCGCAAATGCAGATAATACTCCACCTACCGCAGTTGCGATAAATCCAGGCGTAGTAAACACCGCAGCGGGACCAGTTGCTAAACCTGAAGATGTTGCCCCAGCAATGGCCTGTGATATAGATTGCGCAAGCATCATAGAAATTAGTTTTGCTATAGTACCTACCAAACCTTTTACAAATCCCTGAAAACCATCGTTTGCTAATCCTAAACTATCTACAACACCATTTGCCAGGCTATTAAAAGCGCTTTGAACCTCCTGCCCCACAGCTTTGGAAACTTCTTTAATTCGTTCCATTTTTTGCGCCATACTTTCAATTGCAGGATCTAGATTATCATCAATCTCTAACCATTTATTATAATTATCGTTAAGCGTATTATTAAAACTTTCTAATACTGCATTTTGTTTTGCGATATCTACATTTGCGCCAGTATCTGCAAAAACTTTTTGAAGTTCTTTACCCATGTTTTGAGCTTCACGAAGCTCAGCATTTAACGCTTTTAATTCTGCTTCCTTATTAGATATACCGCCTGTAAAATCACCTGTAACTCCACCACCTGACCCTCCTGTAGTTAAGCCACCATTTGCTTGAATAATAGCCAGTAATGCCTGTTCCTGCTCTCGCAAAGCTTTAGTTGCATTCTTTGTTTCAACAGCTAAAACCGCTTTAGAATTCGCTAACTGCTTCTCCATTACTGCGGCCTGATATGCATTATCAGCGGCACCTTTACGCAAGGCTTCTTCTTGCTCAGCTATAGCTTTACGGCGACTTGATAATTCTAGCTCTTTATCAATAATTTTAGCCTGAATTTCTTGTAATTTTTCTTGCGCCGCTTTCGCTTTAGCTGTTTTTAATAAGCTTTCATTATACTTATCTATCGCATCCCGAGCTTCATCGGTCTTTATTTTTTCTAAATTGAGATTACCAAGATATTTTGGAGAGATTTTATTTAATTCTTTAATAGCTTTTATGCGCTGCGCTTTACTTACATTTTCATCCCTAGCAATGTAAAATAGCTTCTCAACTTCTTCTCGTTCTTCGGCTACAGCTTTCTTTGCTTTAGCGGTTACCTCCTGAAGCTGAGTTTGATACTTAACAGTTTCTTTAGCCGATTTATTTAAATTAATTAATGCCGCAACAACAATACCTATGGCCACCGCAGCTGCCGTCCATGGATTCGCTAATACAACCGCATTTAATTTTGCAAACAACGGAATTAGCCCCGGTATAATGTTTGTCATTAAATATCCCAGAGCAGTTAAAAGTGGTCCTACAGCAGCCACCAAACCACTAATCACAATAATCATTTTTTGAGTCCCCGCATCCAGATCTTTAAATCGAGAGATTAAAGCACTAGCATTTTCAGCAAGCTTCGCAATATATGGCGCTAAAATCTCACCTATTGCTATACCCGCGCTCTCCATTGCAGATTTTAGCTTTAACAGCGAGCCATTAAGGGTATTATCCATAATCCCCGCCATGCGTTTCGCTGCCCCTGCAGAATTTTCAAACTGTACCGCAAAGGACTTGGCTTGATCTACATTCTCTGCCAAAACAGTCGCCACCGTAGCTCCTCTCTTACCAAAGAGCTTCATTGCGGTAGCGTTTTTATTCGAAGAGTTTAAAATCTCATTAAGCGCATCATCTAAACTCATTCCAGATTCAGCTATATCAAGAAAAATATTTCGTAGTCCTGTTCCCGCTGTACTAGCATCGATACCCGCATTTACCAAAACCGCTAACATTCCCGTAGTACTCTCTACGCTTTGCTTCGCGGTATTAGCTACCGGAGCAACAATTGCCATGGCGGTTTCAAATTTAGCCAAATCTAATGCCGAGCTAGAAAAAGAATCCGCCATCACATCTACCAGACGCTCGGTTTGCGTAGCTTCTAACTGGAAACCCCTAAGGGTAGAAGCAGCAACAGTCGCAGACTGCGCCAAATCCTCCCCTGTAGCCAATGCCAAATTAAGAATCCCCCCGGTAGCCGATATAATTTCACCTGGGTTGAATCCTAGTTTTGATAAATTTAATTGCAGACCCGCTACCTCTGTAGCGGCATATCTTGTGGAAGCCCCAAGATCCTCGGCATTATTACGAAGCGCTTTAAACTCTGAAGCACTAGCACCAGAAACCGCACGAACTTTAGCTAATTCCTGCTCGAAATCTGCAAAAGTTTTTGTAGCAGCAACACCAATACCAAGGATAGGCAAAGTTAAGCCCTTGGTTAACTTCTTGCCTACACTCTGCATTTGCTTGCCAACTTTTTTCATCTGGCGTTGCGCGTTCTGCATTTCAGTAGAAAACTGATTCAGATCGGCGTTAAAGCGTATGGATATCGTACCAAATGTTGCCCTTTAGCTAAATAGTTTTTAAGCGTTAATTTTATTTAAAGCATTTCGTAGCAACGACAGGATTCGAACCTGTGACCTCTTGGAAAGGAACCAAGCGAGCTAACCAACTGCTCCACGTTGCGATTTTACTTCATTTCACCACCAAAGAGTTTATTAAGATCTTCTTTGGTTTTAGGTGGTGATTGCTTTGGTTTTGTTTTTTGTTTTTGCAATCTTTTATATTCCGGTTCCCAGGGTAAAGGATAAAGCTGAGACATCGATTTTTTCCGATCTTTCTTTTCCATGTGAGGTGAAAGAATAGTAATAATCATTTCCCGATGACGCTCTAAACCTTCTTTATACAATAACTCTTCTTTTTCTAATTCCCTAGAACGCCCCTTAACGATATTAGCAAAAGTGCGCGGAGTAGTGTTATAAAATTGATCTTCTGAAAGCCCTATAACACCCAGCGCTAATTCTTCCAGACCATCCCAGTCTAATTCTTTTTCCTGGGCTTGCTGCTTGTCGCTTTCTGCCGCGCTTTGCTGCGCGGTTGCACGTTTCCCTCTTTTGGAAAACTTTCTGAAAACGCATTCATTACAATTGATAGCTGATTTGCATCTTCAAAAACAATAGCTTGGATAATATCTTCTGGATCAGGAATGTCGCTAACACCTGCATTACTTATACCTGCATAAGTAATATCACCAATGAGATCTATTTGATCAAAAGAAACCTCGTTATTACTACCTTCCGGAAATGCTTGTTGCACTTTTTCTGATACCTGAGCAATACCAGGGCAATTCCAGTTACGCCCTAAAAGTCGAAAAGCACCATAGCCAAATTTTAACGGGTAAACACTGCCCGATATTTTGATTGATTGATTTTTCATAATTATGATTCTGGAATTGCCACTTTCGTCATTGCTCCACCTTCGATGGTTAAGGAAGATGTACCATCTTCTTCATTAGTGAAGCTTCCTTCTAGGCTGGTGATAATCCCAGACCCGGTAAATTTAAAAGCCGCATCTGCTTCATCTGGCACAAATTCTACTGTTACAGGCGTATCTGAATCATCGTTATACATATCAAACAAACCGCCAAAATCGTGAGTTTGCATACCATCACTACCATACACCGCTAATGCTGAAGTCGATAATGAGAAGGATTTAATCCCTTTTCCTAATTCTCTACCGTCTGTATCTTTTGTAGAACGCTCTTTGGTTTCACGGGAAAGCGATAAGCTACACTCTGTAGCATGATAAATAGTCTTACCATCTAAGGTAAAACGGCCATTACCACTCATTACTTTTTCTCCTGCCATGATCTTTATTTTTAAAATTTAAACTCGTATGTTAATTCCAGGAAAGCTGCTTTTGCTTCGTCACTGGTGTAACCAGATCGACCGCCACGGTCTTTCCAGTTGGTTGTTACGCTTATCGTATCACGCACGGTTTTAGCAATCGTAGAAGCTTCAGTAAGGTTATTAGCGAAGATTCGAATCTTCACTTCAGTATCTCTTAAGCCTTCTTTGGTTAATGGTCGACCGTCGGTAAATGAATAAGTACCGAAGGGATATTTTGTTTTTTCTTCTGCCAGTTCCCAAAACACAGGTTCAGAAAAAAGAGAATTAATATCCGGATGACTTAATTTTGATTTTATTTCTACTGCTGTATCAATCATTTGCTTAACCTGTTAATTTGTTTTTGGATATAGTCTTTTGTGTCTTGCACATAACTTCTCACTGCTTCCGCACCTAAAGAATTAATTACTTTTTCACGAACATTCTCGACCACTGTATTTTTACCTTTTCGACTACCGCGACCGTTACCACTTAGTTTAGTTCCTTTAGGAACTACCATAAATCGGTAAAAAGCATCGAACCTTCCTTTTTTACCAGGGCGAATCGCTATTGCAGGATTACCTTTTGATTTTCTTGCCGGTACCGTATCGGCTTTTACAGATTTCCCTAAAGTTCCTGCGGGATATCGTTTCCCAAACCGTACTTTATCAGTTTCCCCTTCAGGTAATTCATCGCTAAATTTCGATATTATTGGCTTAGCTACTCTTCTCTGGATTTTAAGAACTTCACGCCGCTTGATATTATCAGGGAGCTTTTTAAGTTTTCGGTTTAATTCTTCAAAACCTTCTACTTTTGTAATATCAATCTTCGCCACGTAGCCGTGCTTTTAATTCTAAAAATCTATTGCGACCCTGCCCGTATATAGAGACATCTATTACATGGTAATCACCGTCGATATCCCTTAAATAATCTTTCCTTATATTCTCCAACCTCTCGATTGAAAAGCGACAAATAAAGCGACAAACTTTTAAGGGAATTAAACGCCCTTCTTCATCTTCCTTTCCGCTGCCATCGATACGCTTTACTTTTATTTTTCCTTTAGATACTTCAGTTTCCACGCGTTCGCCAGTAGAAGATTCGGCATAAGCATTACCAAAACGTTCTACATATTTATCCAGGTCGCCTGCGTGTACTACTTCAGCCATTTTCTAATAGATTTTATAGGAACGCAAGAGATCTTTTGAAACCGAATTCATATTCGATTTGGTATCTTCCCTGTAGGTTTCCCTTTTGGAAAACATTAAAAGTGCTGCATTCTGAATATCTTCAGGCATATCTGCATTGGTATACCCTGCGGAACATTCGATTTCTAAAGCTTTAAAATTATCAGGCTTATCAATTTCGATATTTAACTGGTTCATAAAGAAATCGTATTCATCTTCGCTAATTTCCGTAGTTCCGTTTTCGGTATCGATAATACTTAGCTTTGTAATCTCGTTAACCTGAAATTTAAAAGGGATTGTATTTTGAAAGTTCCTGGTATGAATCACTACTTTTTCACGTTCTAGAATAGGTGCGCCAATATAATTTTCGATTGCACGATTTACCCCTGAAAGCATTACGCGAAGCAGGTTATCTTCTTCTTCGAAATCGATACCAGAATTTTGTTTTGCGTATTCGAATCCTACGATTTCTGCATTTGCTTTAGGTTTGCCATAGTCGATACTTAGTTCCATAGCCGATAGGTTTACTGAAGTCGTTAATACGACTGCCAAAATGAATATTTTAAAAATTGATTTCATCTTATTATTGTTTTGAGCAATTAAACTGCTTTTGCATCACCAGCATCGATCATAAGATCTGCCTGTTTTATATCTAAATTTGGTTTTTCCCCTTTGTTATAAGAAAGGTTATATTTACCCGCTGCATTAGAACAAAGGATCTCTACTTTTTTCTGATTAGATTTTGAAGTAGATTTTTTTGTTTCAGGCTTCTTTTCAGAAGGTTTCGTTTCTTGCTTATCGGCTTCCGGATTTACAGAAGTTTTAGACTGAATGTCTTTAGTTTCTCCCGATGATTCCTTTTCTGTAGGTTTTACTTCTTTCGATGTATCTACTTTTTGATCTTTAACTTCATTTGAAGTTTTATTTTCTGTTGTTTTTGACATCACTTTACGTTTTAAAAATTAGCCTTTACCCATTTGCAAAGGCTAATTTTAGTTATAAAAGAGGAGGGAATTTTATGAAGCCGATAAAGTCAGCTTCTTATTGATTGCAAAACCTTCTGGATTTGCAGCCATAATATCACGATGAACATTTACGATCATTCTAACTTCGTTACTATCTGCTTGAGTATATGGATCGAAAGTAAAGTTTAGACCTCCCCAAAAACCGCCATATACATTCGCAAAGTCACCGTAAATTAACGGGTAGTTATCTGCTGTACCAGACAATACTGGAAGCAATGAAGTTTTTCTGGTTTGAGTACCATAAAGCTCATTAGATTTATCCATAAGCATAATTCCAGATCCTGCATCTACTCTAATTGCTTTTGCAATGGCAGCCAATTTCTTATGAATAAGAAAAATCGCTTCACCTGGTACATTCTCATCATCTACAGCGGCTTCCATTTCTAATATCTTATCCAAAGTAAGAGGTCCTTCAGCACCACTAAAGATGAATGCAATATCTGGATCGTTGAGCAGTCCAAGCGGATCAAAGTTAGCCCCAGACCCATTAAGCATATCTAACATTAAACGCTTATCTAGCGCAGTATCAATTCGCTGATTAATATCCTGCTGAACGTTAAAGGCTGATTGTGCTAACAACTGGTAAGAAATAGCCGTATTTAAAGCCGTACGCTTAGGCTTTAGCACACGCTTATCATATTTCGCTTTTTGAGGCGACACCTTATCGGTTTCCCCTAAATTCTGAAATTCGAATTCAGACCCACGGTTTAACGGATAATCCCCAGTAAGACCACGTTTAATAGTTACACCAAGATCTTCTATAGACAAACGATCCACAAAAGTTGGCAACAATTCGCCCTGCATTTCTCTTACCAAATTACCACCATAATCACCACCATCTTGTGTTACCGTGTGAGAATCTGCACGAAAAGCAAGATCTGAAGGAACATTAAAACCTTTACCTGGTACTGCTAATCCCTGTGATCTTAATTCTTCTTTAGCAATATCGTCGGTTTCCTTTTCAGCACCATCTAAGGAACGGTGATCTAACTGCATTTCAATTGCTCTTTTTATTGAGAATTGTTTTAGTATAGATCTTCTTTCAGCTTCTTCGCCTTTAGGGCCTTTCCCTCCACGCTTATCAGTATCAATATCTTCTTCTTGACCATCTACAGGTTTACCGTTTAGAGCCGCATTTCTTTTTTCAGATTCAACTACAGCTTCTTCTTCTTCAATCTGACTATCTAAATTTGAAATCTCGGTATTTAGATCTCTAAATTCTTTCGACTGTTCTTCAGTAAACTGTTTTTCATCTGAAGCGGAACGCTTATCGATAAGGGATTTTTGAGCCTTAAGTTTTTCGGCTCTCTTTTGTCTAAGTTCCGCTAATTTGTTTCCTGTCGCAGCAAAAAGCAAAATAAACGGTTTGTTTCTGTTTTTCATTACCTCTTAGAGTTTTGATTATACAAATATTGAGCCTCAAAAACATCAAGACTTGACGCTCTTTTTTCTTTATCAGATGTATTATCACCTGATTTATTTTCATCTTTTTTTCTTTGCTCTTTATGCTGATCGTAGCTTCTTTTTCCTACTTCTGCATCGTGATATGCCGGATAAGTTACCGGTGATACATCATAAATCTGAGCGATTTTCTTTATCTGGCGAAGGTCCTTTTCATCATCGTTTTGCGCATCTTTCCAAATAACTTCACTTGCTCGAAAAGCAAAAGACGATTGAGAAACGTCTCCTGTTTCTATCGCATCCTGAAGATCTATAGCATAACCACGTTTAGGAGTTACATATGAATATTTTAATCCTTTACTGTCTACAGAAAGCGTAAGCGTTCCTTTACCATCTACAGAACGCGCCAAAATATAATTTGGATTATGATTAAATAAACAACGAACATCATCATTCAATACTTCATCAAAAGCACCTGGCAATATTTCTTCTTCAAACCAAAATAGATCTGCACGCTTATTGAATACAGCGGCATAGCCTTCTATAGTATAAAGTTCCTGTTCCGCATTTTCTTCAGCTCTTTTTTCTACCGTTACAGGCGTAAAGAAATATCGGCGCTCTGCACCTTCAATGTTTTCGATATAGTCTTTATTCGTTTCCATTATTCTGAAGTTCTTTTTTAAGTTGATCTTCACTTAGCAGGTTTTGAAGCTGCATATATTCGTCGCCGTTTTTACGTGGATTCATATCCTCTAATTCCCTGATCTCGTTAGCACTGATTGCACCCATGTAATACATATCTTTATAGAATTGCGCACGGGATTTAGGATCTACCTGAAGTAGTTTTTTGTAGTTTTGATGAATGTAATACCCGTTATTACGCTCGAATTCTGTAAAGGTTTTACGATCTAATTCTTGTTTAAATCTTTCCGCCAATGGCATTACACCACGTTGCAGATAGTCGATTTCCATTTGCACCAGGAAGTTGTAACCACCTTCACCTTTAATGGCTAATTTGTGTGCAGGAATATTAAACCAACGGGCGATATCTTCTACACCGGCAGCATATTGCTCGATAAATTTTGCTTCTTCTGGCTTAAGCGTGATTTTCTTGTATTTAAAGCCTTCATCTAAAACAGGAGTCTTAAATTTTCCTTTAGAAGCCATACGCCCTTCAAAAGCATCTGAAATCTTATTTTTGATCTCAGGTTTTAAAGAATTATCTGTTTCAATAACTCCATAACCAATACCGCGATCACTTAAAGAATCACTGGCAAATTGTTGCGTAGTAAGCGTAACACCTAAATTATCTGCGGCAAATTGCAAAATTGATTTTCCGGTAATGCCATTAAAGCTGAAGCCTACTACATGATAAATTTCATCTGCATTATAGGTTTTGCCGTCGATCCTGTAGAAAAGTTTATCTTTATTTTTAAGTACGGTTACTTTATCTGGATCTACATATTGCATCGCAACGATAGCCCCGCCATTATTACGAACGATAATCGCATAGGCATTACCACGCATTAATAATGAAACAGCCATTACAAAACGGAACATAAAGGCCGTCATATATTGGTTTGGCTCGCGATATAATAAATAGTGTGCTGGGTGACTGGTAACAGGTTCGCGTTTATTGTCTTTTTTCTGGTAAACAGAGGTAGGCAGGATTGCCAGGGAATTAGCTAAGGTGTTTACTGCACAATAAAACGCGGATATTTTTAAAGAAGAGTGTTGGTTTACTTTTTTACCGGCTTCTGTAAGTGAAGGGAAAAAAGAGGGCAGCCAACCACCATCTGATGCTGACCTCTTAGCCGTAAATAAATCTGACATTGCAGCTGTAAATACGTTTCCCATACCTAACCAACCAAAAAATTAAAACTATGAATGTTATTATTCTTGGTAAAAGTATAGGAGTAGTACCTATTAAGATTGCAACATTTGTGCTTTTTTTGTAATTTTTATCTTTTTATGTATTTCCAAGATCTTATCCTGAAAGTTTACAATTTTTTATTTTTGCCTTTCTAAATAATTGTAATTCCAAGGCATTAAGGACGGATTATCTCCTAGTTTTATTAGGCGATTTTCTAAAGAAATCTTTAATTCTTCCATAGCTCTAAATATCTTTTCGCACTCATAAGGACTAAAATCTTTAGTTTCTAAATCGGGAAGATTAATAAGGTTCTCTAACTGCCACCTTAATGCTAATATTTTTGCCTGTTTTTTTGAAATCGCCATAATCTCTGTTTGTTTTGCTGCGCAATTTGCCTTCGCTTTCCGGTGCTATGGTAGATAACACCATATAACAACAATAAGGCTATTCGGGATAATTTTTACCAGCAGGAATAGGATGGTTTGTTTCTCTATCACAATCAGGGCAATAACACCACAATTCTATATAGCTCCATCCTTCTTCATTACCTCCGCCTGTATTTATTTCTTCGCCTATTTCGCAATATTTACCACAATCTTGGCAAATTGGTTCTGGATATTCTTTACTTAAATCTGTCATACCTGTAGGTTATAGCGAATTAAAACAAAATATAACAAGAGAGGATTAAATCCCTGTACGCCGTACTTGATTAATAAATTCTTTACGACCGTATTTATCGAAAGCCTGCATGACGTTTTTGCATTTCTTCTTTTTGGCGGCCCGCAGCAATTTTGTATAGAAATCGTTTTTAGATCCTTTTATAATTACTGGTGGTTTTTTATACAAATTGCGTTTTCGTTTGCGCTTTTTTAGGATTTGAGTATCAATAAAATTCCGAATTGTAGGATAGGAAAATCCTATTGCGATTTCAATTTCTTGTATGGATAGATATTTATGATTATCGATAATAAACTGCATATCTTCCTGGCTCATTCTGCGGATTTCTTTTTTCTTCTCGTATAAGCCTTTGCGCCTTAAAAAGTTGATTACCGCAGTATCTGTAAAACCAATTTCTGCACCTATCTGCATATAACTTTTAGATTGGTAATGATCTAAAATGTGTTGCTTTTGTGCTTCTGTCATTCTGCGAGATTTGCTTTTCATTCGAAATATCTTTTAAGTTCTTTTCCAACCCATCTGCCAACCGGAACAGAAACACCATTACCAATCATTCTGTAAGCCGATGTTTGAGAGCAGTTAAATTCAAAACTATCTGGAACACCTTGAAGCCTTGCATATTCTCGAACTGAATAAGGACGAACTTTTAAAGGGAATTTTTTATCATAAACTAATCTGGTAGATTTATCTTTGGCGTAATGCGCTACAGCCGTAGGCGCAATATCATCCTTATCTGGATTTGATATTATAGGCAAATCTCGATACATACCTTTCATTCTATTAGCAATTGCTTTAGGTAATGTTACTATCGGATCTTTTTCAATAATATCTTTTAATTTAATTCTTTGTTTTTTTTCTGGTTCACGCCAATTGAATAACTTCTTGCTACCTATAATTATTAACCTATCTCTTTTTTGAGGTAACCAATTTTCAGTTTTAACAGGACAAAATGTAGTAACATAATAGCCTGGTAATTTAGTCATAGCTTCCATTACTATAGGGAATGCTCTCATACCAGGAACGTTTTCTATAACAAAAACTTCAGGTAAACCAATTGCCATGTGCCTGAAAGCATGTAAAAAATATTCGTCCCCGGTCCGTGTTTTATGTATATCAGCAATTGTACTGTACTTTGTGCAAGGATATGTAAATATCATTACATCAGATTTTCTTTTAGCCAATACTAATTTTTCTGTTATATCTAAACGCGTAACTTTATGAGTAAAGTTTTTGCGCTGAACCTTGCAACAATCTTTGTCGATCTCGTAAGATTCTGATATTTCAATACCAGATTCAGTAAGTCCTATATCAAAAAGACCACCGCCTGAAAAGTAACTTTCAACAATCATAATTTCTATTTTTTAATTTTGTTTTAATAATCTTCTAATTATTAGAAGACCTAAAGCGAATTCTAGTAACATCAACAGGACAGTTAATGTATATCTGGGCCACTGTTCGCTAATCCATTGCCAGGATAACAACCAACTGGTTAGCATTGGTATTATAAAAGTGAGAAGCAAGGCTATTAGAAGCTGTATTGTTTGTTTCATTTTTTGGTGATTTCTCGTGATAAGGAATTTCGAAAACTGTTATAACTTTCAAACCGATATTCGCCGTATAGGTCGAAATATTGTTCGTTTATCGCTTCGAAAGTTTCTTTTTGAGTTTTGTATTTTGGTAATTGCGAAAAGTAATACTGTATAAAACCGGTGCGAGTACCAATTTTTTTAAGTAATTGATTTTCTGCCATGATTTCCTGCGGTGAGCGTTTCATAATGTAAATTCCTCGTGGTTATACTTGCTTTCGTTATTATCTTCTTCTGGTGTAATGGTTCCGGCTAATGCCATGATGGTCATTATAATGCCGTCGATACGTTTGGTACTTCTGTTTTTTACATATCGAATATTTTCGTTTGGATCTTCATAGGCTTGCACTCCGCTCATCATCCATCGTAAAATAGGGTGACCACCGTGCCGAAATTCGGCTGCGTAGGCGTGTTTTTCGAATTGCTTTGTAGGTTCAGAAAAATGACTAATGGTTTGCGAAAAAGGATGCATTTCGATTTCTTTTTCGGTCATGTTTTGCACCAGTTGTGTAGCACTCCAACGGTCATACTCCCACCATTTAGGTAGAAAAATCGCTTCTAATTTTTGCAGATAATCTTCAATTGTTGCATAATCAATCTGGTTTCCATGCGTAGCGATTAACACAGGTAATTTTTCCCAGAAATTATCTTCTGAAAAATCCGTCCCTTCAAAATCGATGTAGTCCTTAAGTTTTAAATCCTTCCAAAAACGATAAGGCACTTTATCTTCTTTGCTTCGCTTATCGATGGTATCTGAAGGGCAAAATAAGAGTGGAAGAATATCGATAATTCCGTTTTCATCTGGATTACTCACTAATCCAAGACTGGAAAGGTCGGTTGTACTCGACATATCTAAAGCCCCGGCACAACCATTTTTAATGAAATTAGCGAGCTTTATTTTTTTGTCGCTTTTCATCCAGATATGGTCTTCGATACGAGTTTCGGCCGCATCTACCCACATATTTAGATGTTTGGTCTTGAAATTAGGGATTTTAGAGGGTTGATTTATGGCTTTGGTGTATTCGCGCTTTAAATATTTCATGGAAACTGAAACATTTAAGTTAGGATTTGCTTTTACCCAATTGGCCGGATCTTCCCAATCGTCACCTTCATCCAGATCGTGGATCATTATAAAAGTGTGATTATCGATTTTATGACCGTCGAGAATATCTTTATACACATCTTCAGCTGCTTTACAAACTGAGGTTGTGTTAAATCCTGCGGTAGTAATCACGTAAGTAATAGGATTTTGCCGCGCACCCATCGCAGATTCTAGCACTTCTTTTACTCCATCGTCTTTATGAGCGTGGTACTCGTCGATAATAGCGAGTGAAGGGTTTAGGCCGTCCTGCGTTTTACTGTCACCTCCTAAAAAACGGAAATTTCCTTTTCTTACATTTCCGTTACGTTCGCGATGCTCGAAACGGATTTCTCGTTGTGTGTTTTTGAAACCTATTTTTCGTAATCCTATGCCTTTAAACACAAAATCGTGTGCCTGCTCCCAGCATACTTTTGCTTGCATTTCTTTTGTTGCAGCTGCATAAATTTCGGCACCTTCTTCATCGTCAAAACTTTGGCAGTATAATCCTAAACCTGCTAATCCTGCGGTTTTTCCGTTTTTACGCGCTACTTTTTCGTAAACGTGGTTAATCCTACGGTTTCCGTTTTCGTCTTTCCAGGCAAAAATATTGTAGAACGTAAATTGTTGGTAAGGACTTAATATTACCGGCTCGTTTGCCAGTGGTCCTTTGGTGTGCTTTAAAAAAAACTCAAAGAATTCTATAACGTGCATCCCGGAATTGTGATCGATATGGTACCCGTCTTTTTCTGCGGAATCTATCCATTGAAAAAATCGATCTACGGCTAATTTTATATATTTTCCGGTAGTGATTTTTCCTGATCGTACATCGTTAGCGTACTGAAACGGAATGCTGTCTTGTATTTCTTTGGTGAGTTTCATTTATTTTCTACTGAAATATATTTTTCCATCCATTACGTAAAAATCATTAGGAACCACCTCAATGATTTTTTTCAAGATTTCTCTAGGAATATGATCCGTTAAAAATTGAACAGAAACTTCTACTTCTGAGATACTAATAGTTCCTTTTCTATTTGGAAGTTGCTCAATAAACTCTATTAATTCTGAAATCTCCATTTTACCCTTGTTTTCGATTTTTAAATCCTTCAAATAAATCGCCCTGATCGGGATTAATTTCTCGTTTTAGTTCTTTTTCAGATTTAGGATCTAGACCAAATTGTTTAAAGCATTGCATAATGGCTTTTTCTGCATCCCGCTTAATGGTGAGATAAACAGATATGTTTTCTGCTCCGCTGTTAAACTTTTGGATATAGCCAGATCCTAATTTTTCTTTGTTCTTTTTTCGCATTTCTCGAACAGCCCATTCCCATTGCGAAAAGTTTTCTGCTAAAACTTCCAACGCTGGAACATGAATTCTTTTTAGGGAATCACTCGCAATCAGCAACTTTGCAATTTTTTTAAAATGTGATTTTGCTTTCGTATCTAAATACGCGGGAGCTTTAGGAATTTCCTTAAGTAAATCACTGCTTTTACCTTTGTGTGCTACTTCCATCATAATCATTTGTTTAGACCCCCCCCTCAAAAAATTAGACCGAGTAAAATATCGACTGGATGACGATTAATCGTCTTTTTCCTTTCCAGGTGTTTTTACCCGTATCCCCTTCATTTTCTATTTTTATTCAATTTTATCATTCCTTTTCCCTCATAGCTCGATTTACTATTGTGACATGATGCACACATCGGATTAAAGTCTTCATCCTTAAGGTTATCGAGATCCCAACCGGGCGCGCCTTTCTTGTACTGTACTTTGTGATCGACAACCTTAGTTTCAGTTACTCGATTGTTTTCTTTACAATCTTTACAAAGCGGGTGACGTTGCTTATATCTTTTAGTGAACTTGCGCCAGCGATAATCATTATAAAACCAACTATTGTTATGCGCTCTATAAAAAGGCTTTCGCTCTTGCACCCACGGTTTCTTCTTTGGCTTTCTACTGTATGGCATAATTAAAATGGATTATCATCTGGGTTATTAGGATCTGGCTTAGGTAGTTCAGCTGTACTGAAACCTGAATCACTTTCTACAAATTCATTATTCAATTCTTCAGGGTCCATGTACTTCACTTTGTTTGCATCGAAATACAAACCTTTAGTTTCTAAACTTCCATCCCTGTATTTAGCAAAACTAAATTCAGCATTAGCACCAATACTGGTTAAATAATCTGGAAGCTCTGCATCTGGATCGTAGTAATGTTCACGGTAAATAAAAGCTACAATATTTGCATCTTGTTCGATTGCACCGCTTTCACGAATATCACTTAACTTAGGACGTTTGCTACCGCCACGTGTTTCAACGGCACGAGACAACTGAGACAAAGCGATAACAGGAAGATCAAGTTCTTTTGCTAATCCTTTTAAGTTTCTACTAACCGATGCCATTTCCTGCTCACGATTATTACCTTTTGTGCGGTCATTCACTAATTGCAGATAATCAACAAATAGAATTTTAATACCGTGTTTACGTTTCCAAATCCTCGCTTTATTAATTATATCTCTAATATCCAATCCTGGGCGATCATCAATGTGAATAGGAAACTTTTTCATTTCAGATTTTAGATGATTAAACCGCTCGAAGTATTTATCTTTCTTAAAACCATCCCTTATGATCTGCGCCAAATGAAAGTTAGAATTTATAGCTACAGTTCTTGCTGATAATTCCATTCTACTCATTTCAAGAGAAAAGAAACCGCATGGAATATTAGCTAAACCACATTCAACTACATTTTTCAAAGCCAATGCTGTTTTACCCATTCCAGGACGAGCAGCAATTATTACTAAATTACCCGGTTGCCAACCACCAGTAAACTTATTGATCTTAGCAAATCCTGTAGGCACACCAGTAAACTCGTTTTCTCCCTGAGAACTTAACAGCCCAATTCGATCACCAACTTTATCTAAGGTTTGAGAGTAGCTTTCTTCATTCGCTCCATCGCTAATGATTTCAGAAATATTATCATTAATCAAAGAATCTTCGTTAAGTAAATCAAATACATCAACTTCATCGTTATAAGCATCCCTAACTAATCTTTGATATTTTTTTATTAGTTCTCGCTTAATCCAATATTGCTGTAAAATTCTACAGTGATGCTCTATGTGAGCAGATGAAGAAACTTTTTGAGTTAATGTTACTAGCGCATAGTCACCGCCCGATTTTTCATACAATCCAAGTTTTTTAAGTTCCTGCGATACTGTTCTTAAATCAATCGCTTCATTTTTACTGTTTAAAGAATCTATAGCATTAAAAACTGCCTGATGTTCTGGTTTATAAAACATCGTATCAGTTTTTAGTAGTGGCATGGCCTCTAATACACCTTTTTCATCTACGAGCATTGCGCCTAGAACAATTTCTTCTAAATCTAATGCCTGAGGTGGTACTAATGCTTTTTCTGACATGGTTAGCTAATTTTTCTTAAGTAAGCTGGTTTAACTTCTTTTTGGTCCTCTTGCTTTTCCTTCAATCCGCCATTTTTTAAAACAGTGGTTACGTAGCTTGAAGCCATTTGCCTAAGTTTAGAAGTTGGGCCGTTTAGATTACCCGCTGCATAACTTGTTTTTATCCACTTCTCTAAAATTGGGGTAACATCTTTTTGAAAATCTGAAGGAAGATTTTCAGATTTTAAAGTGATGCTTAATTGATGCTGAAATCCTGAGTTATTAAAGATCGTTTCAAAGGCTAAAGGATTTTCATTTTTTATAATTTCAAAAACCGCTTTTTCTTCTTTAAGAGAGTGATTATTGGTATTATGATTATGATATGTCGGATATGAATCCGAGTTTGAACCTAACTTTTCAGCATTTACGGCACTTGAACCACTGTTTTGATTTTCGGATCTATTTCCGAATTTACTCGGATCTATTTCCGAACTCGGATCTATTTCCGACTGTTTTTCGGATCTATTTCCGACTTTATTCCATCGTTTTCCAATCGCAGTTAAGCATACAAAATCGCAACTTTTTTCCTTTTGATAATCAATCAATTTCTTTTCAGAAAGTTTTTTAAAAGCACGATAAACGGTATCTGGTTTACTATAAAAAAGCGGAATTTCTTCGATCACTTTTGTGCGAGAAATATGATAATAGGTCTTACCATTAATTTGCTTATCATTTGCCCAGCTAGATAGCTGCGTAAGCAAATACATTAATGCAGCTTCATTAACGTTTAAACCGTGCTTTTTACACTGTTCTTGATGTATGGGTACAAAGTATTCCATTAATATTTTAAATCTGTCCAGTGAATAATCTTACCTGTAAAATCGGTATTAAACCACGCAAAGAATGCTTCTACAGACGGAAAACCATCGTTAAGTGCTAAGGTTTCTAAATCTGTTGTGAACTGATATATATCATCTAAACCATAATGGTAAACTTCACCAAAATATTTTTCATCAATATGTATCTGAACCATCCCTTCGAAATGTTCAATTTCAACCTTCTGAATACTTTTAACTTCCAAAACAGGCGCGAACTGAAATCGATTTTTAGTACGGTTATTAATTACCGGGTGAATTTTCATTCCAACTTTCCAGCGATCTTTAGCATCGTGGCGCATGGTGTGAAGTTTTGGAATACTATTATCTACTTTATTTAAAATATCGTCTGCATACGCATATCCTAATTTTTCACCTGATTCATAAATCCATCCAGCAATTCCTGGCTTTGTGCTAATTCCGGATAATATCTTTTCAACAAAGTGATTTGGTTTACCCGAATATTCTGGCCCCATAGATTGAGGCCAGTGTGTTTTATATGATAGTGTCATAACTAGTCAATTTTGCTATTCACAAATGCAATAAGCTTTTCTCTTTCTTCTCCATTCACTTTGTTGAATAGAAATGAAATTAAGTTCCAACTATCCCTGGCGAATAATTGAAACAAATGATCACCACGATCACCAAACAATTCTCTGAAATCATTTGGATTAAGATTTGACTGAACACGTAAAACCTTTAAAAGTTTATCTTCAGTTAGAAGCCATTTATCAACTTGAGATCTTATATATGCTTCTTGTGCTTCATTAAACTTCTCTGGAAATTGCTCTTTAAGATCTTGAAGCATTGCATACGCTTCAGCGCCTGCCACGTTCATTTTATCAGTTCCCTTTGTTTCTTCAGCTTTTTTATCACTGAACATTTTCAAACCAGCGTACAAAGCATAAAAACCTACATCTGGATTGCTTTCTAAATCGAATGTTACTTCCATAACCTATACTTCAAAAATTCTAAGCGCTGAAAAAAGGCTTCTTATTTGCTCAATTTCAGCATCAATAAGCGCATCTTTAGTTTCACTTACATAATCGTTTGCTTCAGGAGAAATAAGTCTGCAACTCATATCATTGGCATCGATTTCGATTTCAATTTCAATAGTTTGCTTCTCGTAACCTTTAAAAATGGGTAGATGAAGATTAAAACTTTCAGGAATATTGCTTTCTACAATCTGGTTAATCAAAATTTTACGATTACCACGACCATCATCTGCATTCTCTAAATCTTTATCGACTTTACCTTTAAAATTCCGTAATATTTTTACCAGAATCATAGCCTTATCTTTAGTCTCGAATAAGGTTCTATTCATTTTGATAATTGAAGCAAGCTCAAAAGTGGTGTACGATTTACCAGTGTTAATCCCAAATTTTTCAAAGTCGGGGTGCAATTCCAATTTGCCCTGGTATTTATTTTGCCACTGGTTCCCAGCATCTTCAACAAAAAGAATCGTTCCGTTTTCTCGGTTTACTTTTAGATAGGAAAAACTTAAAACACTATCGGCATTAGTTTCTTCACTTATCGAAGCACTAATAATACTTTTATTCGTCAACCACTTTGGCGGATTTTCTAAATGAATTCTTGGTACTGATAGTGTACCATTAATTTCAATCCCTTTTCTAAATTCAGCTACTGGTTCCGCAGTTCCGGTGCGTACAATTAACTCCTGCGTTTTTTCACTTACTTGTAAGTTTACTTTATCCATTGTTATAATTATTAATTGGTTCCGTTTAATTTGCTTCGATCTACAATACTAAATTGCCGTTCTTCAGGGTTTAGCCTACGTTGGTGTACCAATTCGCCACGAGAGTTATAATATCCCATCATACCATCGTCCTGATCATCGATCATATAAACTTCTTCGGTAACTTCTTCTACACGGCTACGTAGCTTATTTAGCGTAGTTGCCACATTCACCTTTAATGGTTTTACTTTTGCTTTGTGGCCGGTTAAAAATTCTTTTCTAGCTTCTTCGAGCTTTGCGAGATCTACAGAATCTTTAGTGAGATCATCTTTAAGGTTTGAAAGTTCATCTTCACTAAGATTCTTAGGGTACGTCCACTCTACAGCTTTTACGCACACTTCTTTTAAACTTTTTTCCCTTTCAACAAGAGATTCAGTTTGCAGGATTTTACTATCCATAGTTTATAATTTTTGGTTAAACATTTATTTAAAATCGGCAGCTACGCCGCTTTATTTATTTCCTGTAATTCGTTAAAGGCGATTTCTACCCGGTTCATTAAAATCTTATACTTATCATGCAACAATAATTGAAGCCTTAAATCTTCAATCCCATTATTCATGTAATGGGGATGAATTTTAAAGAAACTAGCTAATTGATTATCTGAATAATTGGTAAGCTTCTTTGCCAGGTAACACGCCCAAATTTTATAATCGGTATCTTTTACACCCCGAATATCATAATCTGTACAACCGCAAAGCAGTTTTAAAAGAATGGTGATTTTAAAAAGTTCGTCCATCATTAATAGATTTTAGAAGTTAGAAGTTAGACCGATTCGCTATTAGATTGTTTTTTCCCAACAGCTACCGCAGCGTTGCCCCATTTGTGGGATTCTGGGATGCTTTTTACCACATAGATCACAAGCACATTCATCTGGAAGATTTTCGTAATATTCTTTTTTATTACTGTAATCTTCAGCACTCAACCCTGCTATTAAACCAAGTACAGCACCTACGGCTGTAGCTATAAACAGATACACGAAAAACCATAAGAATGAAATTTCCATAGCTTTAAATTTTATCCACAAGAATTGGATAGCCTTTTTCAAAAACTACTTCAATTTCACAATCCTGATAATCAGGATCATCTTCATAAGCTGAAATAGGCTCGACCCCATCACCAGTTTCATTTACATAATCTTCTTCAAGGGTTTTGGCGAATGCTATCTCACCACCTCTTTCATCACCCCACCATCTAACAGGTTTAGTTAATTGATCTTCGTTTAATTGATTTGCAAATGCTTTTAAATCTGCCCAGTTTCTAATTTCCATAATCTATTTATTTAGGTACCGCCCATCCGTAGCGGGTAAGTGTTACTTTATTGTTTTTCTTCACTGGTGTTAAAAGCTCGTAGTAATACGAGTTTAATTGCCGCGCATGATCTTCAGCTGCTTTACGACCTGTAAAGGTTTCTGTTAAGCCTTTTTCGATGTTTTTAGTAACATCGATATTTTCTTCAGTATAGAATTTCATCACTAAGAGAGATTAAGCACATCTAATTGAGCAGCAAGCAAAGCACCCGCTTTTTCAAACTCTCGCGCTCTATTATCTGGCGTAGGATTCCAACACTCCAATGACCAAGGCCAGAAAACCGTACGATCAATATCAGTACGTGGAAAAATGGCATAAGTAACCGCAGCTTCAGCTAGTTCTTCATTTTTATAGTATTGATCACGATCTCTTTCCACATCGTAACCTTTTACCTCCTTTTGCCTGGCCCGTTCTTTACATATTACAGCACAGCCAATACCAAATTCCTTTTCAATTGCTTTTAATAATTCCGCTCTATTCATATCTAAAAATTTAATTGGTTGCTATTCACATTTGCCACAATGGGCGCATTCTTTTTCCAGCGTTCCAAAAGCGGGAGCAATGGGTTTACATATCTCATTGCAATCTTTTGGATGTACAGGATAGCTTTTCCCTACTCTACAATACTGCTCCATGTGCCTTTAGCTTTTGCGATACGCTCTACCGCTACAATAGATAATTTCCAAATTTCGCGCTCACCTTTAGGAACCTTTAGTAGCTCCCCTTTTTTGATATATCGTTTACCAGAAGCTTTAACCATTGCATAATCACGTACTGCTTTTGGTGAAATTTCGCCCCAAAGTTGCGCGTCGCTTATCTCTTTGAAAGTGAGTAGATTTTTTTTCAAAGTGGCGCGCTTCAACTTTTTTAGCTTAATTTCCTGCCTGCGATCTTCTGCATAATCTGCCGGAACAATCACAAGGTTGTTTGCTTTAAGCTCTTCCATAAATGCAGGGAAGAATTCTTGCACCATTTTTCTAGTCTCTGCTGCGCCCATCTTCACGATTTTTAAAAAACGTTACCACTATAGACCACGCCATAAAGGCGAAGATTATTGCAAAGGCCAGCATTATAGACGCGGTCCAATACCACTTTTCTAAAGCTAGCAAATAGCCAATTAATGCAAACAGGTATGGCAAGAAACAAATAACAATGCGCTCTACTTTCATGATCACTCGGCTTTTAATTGTTCAAGAATTTTCCTTAGATCCTGATTAACGTATTCGTTACGAAGTCTAAAAGCCCAAAACTGCTGGAGCTTCATTGCTTTTTTATACCCTAAGTACTCAGTATCTAATTGCTGCACTACATTCACAAAGCTTTCCCGGGTTTCAAAACCTAATTTTTTAAACTCGTTTAAAATATCAATAGCTTCTAACCATTCAGCGACAATAATGTCCTTAGGCGTTATACACTTGGTATTTTTGGTTAACTTTGTTTTTGCGTTGTTTTGTAACATAATTACCTTTTTTAGAAAGGTTTGACAAGACAAATATATTACAATAGATCAATTAGTTAACTATTTAGATCAAAAAATTAATTAATTTATAACGATTATAAATTAGTATATATAATGTACTACTGAACAATTATTTATATTTTTGAAGTATGAAACCGACCAACATCATAAATCAAATCTTACTAGAGCAAGGTCTCGAAGTAAGCCAATTCGCTGATAAGATAAGTGCGAACCGAGAACCCTTATATAAAATATTACGAGGGGAAACAAAATCCATAAGTCATAAAACCGCTATAAAAATAGTCAAGGCTTTTCCAGAATATGACATTAACTGGATCATGGGAAAAGTAGAAAAAGACAAAAAGTACACTGTAGAAGCCGCACAAGATACTGTGCTAAGAGAGCACCGCCAAGATTACCCAAAAAAAGAATCGATACAGGATCAAATCGCAGAAGCAGTGTACCAAAGACTTTTAAAGAAGCTCAACTTACAGGACAAGCATTTAAATTTAATTGCAGAGCAGCTTACAGAGCTTCACGAAATGGTTAACCAAATATTACTTTGGGAAGATATGAAAGATGATCTTACCCAGGACGAAGAAGAATTTAAAGAAGATCGAAATCTAAGTAGACCGGAATAGTTTTTTAATTGCTTTTTCTTCGCTTAATTCTAATCTAAAATTAAGTTTCATTATTTTTTTCATTTCAGAACGAAGCCGTTTCTGCTCTTTACTTAGATCTTCTTTGGAGTAATCATTTTTGTTATTTTTCAATCGCTCCCACTGTATATAAATTTGCTTGACCGTCATATTTTTTTTTGATAAAAATAAAAATCAATTTTTTTCATCAATTTTAACGATAGACGAAACGAAACTTTTTTTAGACGAAATACTTATTCTGCCAGACCAAATAAGTTTTTTATAACCACAACCTCTTTAGGCTCTGCTTCAAATTTAGGACGCATTGATTTTTTAAGTGCCAAACGAAGCCGCTTTTGTTCGCGCTTCAGTTCTTCTTTAGTGTAATTGTTTTTATTCCGCTTTAAGCACTCCCAGGCAATATAAATTTCTTTAGTATTCATCTTCTTCCAAGAATTTATCAATATCCCTATTTAATTCCTCACCAAGATCTAGCTGATTTATCTTAGTATTCATCTTAAACGATATACATATCATAAACACCAAAATAGGCAAGATAAGCGGCAAAGCCTTCCAAAAATCATATTCATCTACATACTGCACGTTATAATTTAAAACTCCTGTTAACTGAAACAAAAACATAGTGAACGGAATTAAAATGGCGTATCGCCACCATCGATTGCTAGTGAAAAACCATAGCGTAGTAATAATAAGAAATGTTACTTTTGTGAAAAGTGCGTGCGTAAAACCTTGCACGCTACTAAAACCACCGGCCGATAACGTGAAAAATCTAGTTTTCCAAACATCAGTATTTTGAGGAGCGTATTCATACAAGTAAAATAAAAAGGGTGTGATAGCCAAAACCAAAGCTATTGCACACCCTTTTATAAATCTAATTTTCCTATCCGTTTGGCGGAATCTCGTAGTTATCTTTATCGATCCCCTGAGGATCTTTATCATCTGTAATGCCATTTGGCGGAATCTCGTATTTATCTTTATCGATATCATCTGCGTTTTGGTTGGTTGGCAATTCATCTACCGTACAGCTGGTCATTGCTGCAATAAAGAATCCTAAGGCTAAAAATTTTCGCATTGTAAAAGGTTTTAATAATTAGTAAAACACTAATCTACTTCTTACAATTCTATTATCTTTAAACCCGTAACAGGATTTATTAAAATCTTTTAAACAACTGCAAATTAATAAAATAATATTATATTAGTACATATTGCGTACTAATTTATTTTAATTATAAATAATGACATTTAACCAGGTTTTAAAAGAATATGGCGGGCAAAAAGGCGTAGGCAAGATAGCTGGCATTCATCACACCGTTATCGCTAAGCTGCAACACGGGAGAAATCTAAAGAACATTCGATTAGATGCTTACCTTAAATTAAAAAAAGCATTTCCCGGCATCGATATGTATAAAGAATTTCCCATTTTGCGCGACCTTGAAAAAAAAGGGAACGAAAGATAATTAATTACCTTCAATAATTCTAAGGGGAAAAACACCCTTTTTTATATAGGAAATAAAACAGAAATTTAAACCAACTAAAACTTAATTATGAAACGAATTTTATTATCATCATTTTTTTTATTATTTATCTCTTGTGGAGTGCAAAACACCCCGGTTAATATCGGGCCAATTTCAGACACTATAGAAATAAATGAAAAACAGGACGAATTATACATTAAAGCAAATAATTGGATGGTTGAAAATTTTAACAGCGCAAAGAGTGTTATTCAATTTTCAGACAAAGAAGCAGGCATTGTTACAGGCAAATATCTATTAAAATCGACTTACAATTATTCAGGATTTACCGCCACTGAATTCGATATTTTTGCGGTCATTAAAATACAAGTTAAAGACGGAGCCACAAAAATTACGATCACTCCAGACAACTTTAACACCGTAAAAAGCGAACTTATCGATCAAAAATACCAATACACGGAAGAAATAGCCAGGAATCAAATCAATTTATTAATAGATTCTTACCTTGACTACGTTGAAAATGATAATTCTAACGATTGGTAAGGTTAATAATTTCCAATTGCGCAGCATCCCGTTCAGGTTCAGGATATTTATCTTTGTAAATCGTATCGATATCGCTGCGCTCATGCCCCATTAGTTCCCGAAGTAGATCTTCTTCTATACGTTTAAATTTTCCCAAAGTTGCGAAGCTATGGCGCATCACTTTAAAGGTGAAATTCCCATCTTTAGGTAGTAATGTTAAGCCCTTATATTTTTTCATTCGGTTTAACCCTCGATAAAGAGCGGTCCTAAAATTACGATACTGTACTTCTTTACGGGGAAAATCAAAAAAGTAAATTTTATCATCTTTAGTTTCCCACCTTTCGATAATTGTTTTTGCTTTTTCGGGTAACAGGATATCAAATTCATCTGCTTTTTTTCCCAATTTTGCGCGGCTCAAAAACACTCGGCCGTTTTGGATCTGGTCCCTTTTTAAATAAGCAATATCCATAAAATCTGCACCACATAAATAAAACTGAAGCAATACCATATCCCGTGCAAGTTCATAATTTGGTTTATCCGGGAATTCCCAATTTTCCATAATTGCGATTCTTTCTTCATCCAGGTAATAATTTCGTGCGCGTCTGGTTTTAACAGGAATATCTTTAAATAAGTTCTGGAAGGCATTGGTATCTTCCACCATTCCATTTTTTACCGCATTGTTATAAATAGCTCTAAGAGTTTGCAAATAATGCTTAATACTAGAATTTTTTAAACCTTCAGCCTTTTTCGATTCTTTAAATTGCACCATTAATTGTGGCGTAATATCTTTTAGATTTAATTGCGGCCTAAAATTTTCAAGTTGCGTTGCTGCAATTTCATAAACGCGCGCATTGCCGGTATTCCCATTTTTTCTTAAGCGTTCGATTAATTGATCTGCATACTTATAGAAATCGGAAACTGGTTTTTGCTTTTCACCCATAAGAAAGTCAAAAGCTTTATCATGTTTTTCTAAAGACCTGAATTCAGCTGTAACGGCTTTTTTCTTAATAAGTAATATTGTACCATATAAATTTTCAAAATCATCATGTGAAGGAAGCGGAAGCTGCGAAGTAAGATCCCAATCATCTTCCTGCGCATATCCAATTGTTTTACGCCTGGTTTTTCCACTGTGAGAAATAATTAACTTTACTGGAAAACCATATTCGCTGGCCCCATCGTTTTTATATAGCTTAATAGATGCTTTCATGTAATTTACCGTAAACTTTTCGTAAACAAATTACGTAAAAACTATAAAAAACTACACAAAAATATCTGAATAAATAATAAACAGAAAAGTCTTAAAACAACAAAACCCCACTATTATCGGGGTTTCATGTTGTGATCGCGACAGGATTCGAACCTGTGACCGTCTGCTTAGAAGGCAG